TCTTCCGACTCAGATAGTTCGCTTTGTTCCTCTTCTGTTTTCATGTAGGGAACATCGCTTGGGTTTACAGTTTCTTCACTAGAAACTTCTTCTTGAGTTTCTGTTTCTTCTGTTTGTTCTACTGTAGGTTCTGCTACTGCTTCCTCTACAGGTGTAACCTCTTCAGATGTTTCTCCAGTCATAAGACCTTTGATTATATTTCCTGCTTCGATTACGTTTGTTGGTTGGCGATCTGCCATACCGACCTCCTTTTAAATGTTACACTCCCTTATGGGTTGGTGTATTCGATTTAAGCCGAATTCTTTTTTAGCTGATTTAATTGTGTGGCTGCTAGTTTACCAGTCTCCATTACTGTACGGAGATGGTTTTCTACTCTATCTGTGATGTGATAGGCTTGCCACAATGCTTTACGAGCTTCATCTTCATTATGTTTTGTATTGATGATTGCACCCTGAAACTCTGATTTAAGCGTTTCGAAGGCTTCTTTAATTATTGGTTCTTCAAGTAGAAGTTTTGCTTTTTCTCCTCTTGATACCTCACTCGTTAGTTTGCTCTTGTCCATTTCTTACATTTTGTATGATTTGTTGCGTTTGGTCAAGTTGACGATCAACAACTTTTTGTGCTTGTTCTCGTAACTTACCTTGTTGAACTAAATCTTCTTTTGCAAGCATAGCGTCTCTTCTTATTTCAGCCTCGTTAATTCTTGTACCGTATTGTAACTCAAGTTCTTTAATACGTGTTTCAAACTTCAGTATCATTTCCTGATAATCTTTTTCTAATTGTTTTATTCTTAATTCGCTATCAATTTGTTTTCTGTAGTTCTCACCTTGAACTTGAAGCTGTGATACTTTTTCAAACTCTGTAGGTTGTGGTGGTTGTGGTGGTGGCATTGATTGCATACCCACATCTGGATCTGTAAAGAACAGACCAGTGCTTTTCAAACCAGCATTTTCTACAATCTTTGAAAGTGTATTGTAAATATTTCTAAGATTAACCATTGGACCAGCAGAAGTGCCTTGCAGCTCTAATGCTTTCAACTGTGTTTGCAAAATATTATTTAAGATTGCAAGTTGTTGGTCTCTTGATCCTGTGCCTAGTCCTACGTTGATTGTAACATTACATCTGTTACGCCACTCCATAGGTCTAAATGGAACAAATTTATTTCTAATTTTAATGATACGTTCTTTGTCTTGGTGTTTGACAACAAGTTCAAACATTTTGTGGAACATATCCTTAACACCTGTCTCTGCAAATATACGTGCAATTAACTCAACTCTCATTTGTGCTTGTGTTAAAATTACATTAACACCAGTAGCTGTTTTGTTCAGTGAGTCAGCATCCATGCCTTGTGAGTATCTTGTGATACCTGTGCGTTGTTCTCTTACAGTGTCAAGATATTCAAGCAATGGAAATGCTTGTTGATTAATTGTTTGTGTTTGCATTGGCATCATAACTTGACCAGGTGCTCCCTTAGTCCTTACAACACCACCAGGTCTGTTAGTTAAAAGATCATCAAGGTTTACTTGACCATCCATAACTGCAACTCTGTTGTTGTTTGTTAGATACATATTATCTAACAACTGTCTCATAACTGTAGACTTGATAAGTTGTAAGTCCTCAGTCATTTCTGAAACTGATCTACCAAAGAATCTGTGTGGAACCATGATAGGTGTTACAGATACAAAAGGTACACTGTCACACAAAACATCATCAAGAATTACATAGCCACCAATACCTGCCATTGTAATCTTTCTTAGTTTTGCAATGCCATCGCCTTCTTCATCTATCTTTGCGTAGCACTCAAATACTGTAATCTCGTCTGTTGATCCTTCACCTGCGTTACTTTCGTAATCATAGTCAAGGTTTCTGTAACGTGTAATTTTTTCTTCGTTGTATTTATCAGCAGTGTCTGTTGGTAGTCTGTCGATAATGTCTACATCAAAACCAGCTTCGATCAACTGTGTTCTAGTTTGTGTAGTTCTGTGTGCAACAAAGTTTGCATCTTCAATACTTTTTGCTCTTCTCTCAATCAAAAATTCTTCAGGTGGTATAGCTTCTATTTTTACTTTACCATACTCTTCTGTTCTTGTTATGACAACATCGTGTAGGTTTGCAACAGGTGCATCATCTATTTGTTGTAACAACATTGGGTCTTGAGTTTGTTCTTTAAGTTTTTCTTTTTGCTCTTCTGCAAACTCATCCATGTACTCTGTGTGTTCTTTTACTTCAACACCAGGCTCATCAAGCAACATTGTGTATTCATCGTCACTTAATTTTTCGTAAGTTTCTTGTTCTTGTTTTTCAGATGTATCCCAATAGATTTTTGCGATACCATTTTTTTGTATCAGTGCATCTTTGAATAGTGTGTATAGTGAAACAAAACCATCATTGTCTTTGTTGAAAACATAATTCAAATAATCAGTTGCTTGTTTTGCAACCTCTTCATCTTCTGCTGATACAGGATCACACCTTACCACATCATCACTAGCTGCAAATGTTCTTAGCAATGTTGGTAAAATACTTTCAACAACATCACTTACGTCAGTTGAAACAACCTGTGATCTGCCTTCTTGTTCGTTTCCAAACGGTTCACCAAAATAATATTCAAGTGATTTTTGTCTCTGTGTCGTTATATCCGAACCAATGTAACCAAGTGATGCGTAAATTTCTGCTTGCAGTACCGCAGCTACTTCTGGTTCTGTTAAAGGTTTTCCTTTTGCCATTATACTATATACCTTGTATCAATATTTATTTCTGTTGTCCACTGACTAGCGGTTGCAGGATCAATCGCACATCCGTAACGAAATGCGTCTGCTCCATGCGATGACCAGTCGTGCAATGGTTTGTTTTTAAATGTTTGCATTTTATCATCGAAATCTTTTCGGTACTGACGCAAACATTCAATACCATTTTTACATCTGTTCTTATCAAACCAACATTGGTCAAGTGTGTTTCTTACAGACTCGATGCCATGTTGTATTTCTAATTTAGGACAAATATCAAAATTAATCCCTAACTCTTGTGCAACTTCTAATCTGGATTTACCAGTACCAAGTTCACGTGCCACAATGTCGTGTGGTGCGATATGTCTACCATAATTATAGGCTTTCTCTTCTAACACATTCGCATAATGTGCAAGACTTTCACCTGATGTTTCATAGTAGTCAATCAAATGTATTTCGTTTCCAATCCTCTGAGCAAACCAAATGGCAGTGGAATCACCGATCCCTAAATCCCACCATGTTTCTACATCTACGTTTTGATCGTATTCGACATCTACTATTCGATTTTCTTTCTCAGCTTTCTGTATTTGCTTACCGTAGTAAGCACCAGATACAGCAGCTTGGAAACTACATTCAAACTCTTGTTCGTATTGATCTTCAGGCATTGTGTAACGTGCCTCTTCAAGCTCATCAGCATCAATAACGCCTGTCTCTGACGCACGATACAATACTGCTTTCCAATCACCGCCTCGTCTTCTTGCAAGGTCATACACATCCCAAAACTGATTGTGACCCATTGGTGTACCAATGAATATCACATATCCTAGTTTGTCTGATACCGCAGGTCTTACAACCTCAGTCCATGTTCGAGGTGACATCAAAGCAAACTCATCCAATACTACACCATCAAAGCCTAGACCTCGAAGTGCATCTGGGTTATCTGCTCCAAATATTTGTATGCGTGAACCATTCCACAGATCAATTTTTAATTCTGTTTCATGTCTGCTACCACCGAGTTTCATCAAAGGTTGTGTGTACTCTTTGAGGTAGTCAAATGCCACGTTCTTTCCTTGTCGATACGTGGGTGCAATATATGCTAGCCTTGAATTTCTTTTACTCAAAGCTGTTTTGATTAAATGATTTATTGCAAAAACTGTTTTACCAAACCTACGATGACAACAGATTACGTTAAATCTTTTTAGTTTGTTATGTAATTCTTTTTGTAATGGTCGTGGTTTGTAAGGTATTTCAATCTTCAAACTATTCCTTCCATTTTACTTCAATCTCTAGTGGTTCGTCTTTATCCCCCTGTACTTTTTGGTCAACAGAAGCTAATCGTGGATGAACAAATGGTGCAGCTTTCTCAGCAGCCCACATCTTTTTTTCAGGGGATGTTTTTTTGTCGTTCAAGATGTTCAACATATATTCCAAAGGTGTTTTAGAACCTTTGCCTAGCATCTTTTCAAGTCTTGCGTGTTTTGTTCCTGCGGTGACACCTCTAGGTCTACCTGCTCCTGGTCTTCTGCCTCCTGCTGCCATTAGAAAAACGATACGATTAGTGAGAGTACAATGATTATGCCAACAACTGCCATGATGTAGTCTTTTTTATCCCACATCTCATAGCTTTGTAGCCATTCTACGAATTGATTAAAATATTTCATGCTTTTCTCCTTTGTCCATAAATTTTTTTCATTATATCACCGATTGCTGCGGTTGAGTATTTTTTTTGTACGCCTTTACCTAAAACCCCTTTTTGGTCAAAGAATACATTTTTTCTACGAGGTTGTCTTAAACGTGCTTGTCTTTGTAACTGTCTTACAATTCTTACGAGTTCTTTTTGATTCATGTTACCAATTTTTGCAAGACCAGTATCTTGCTGTTAATTTTGATGGCGGTGCAGTATCACACCGATGTCTTGCCCTAAAAGATTTGCGTCTTTTGGGTTGTGATTTTTTTATGGAAAGATTTGGGTCTCCATAACGTATTAATTTGACCTGTTTGCCTTGTTTTGCAAGTACAGCGAACTTTTTAGACTTTCCAGGTGTCCTTTTTGGCTTATTGTAGCCTGAAAATCGTTCACCACGATAATTTATGGACATTAAACCATAAACTTTCGTTTTTTCTCCTGCATTTTCTTCGGATTACGAAGTTTTTTAAAGTCAGCAGCAGTAATTTTGTCTCTTGGCTCGGCAATACGAGCTATTTTCATTTGTTTTTTACTTAGTTTTCTTGGCATTTCGTTTTTTCCTTACAAAAGTTGCAACATTAGTCGGTTTACCGCCTACTCCTTGTGCTTTTGATCGCTTTCTAGACACAGCAGAACGTATTTGAGCCTTTGTCATGCTCTTTGCCTTTGATCTTGGCACGCATTTTGGGTATTTTCGTTTTGAACCAGTCGCAGATTTACGCCCACACTTTTGGAACTTACCTTTTTTCTTCGGTGCTCCTATGTCAACCCAATCCCCTTTTGGTCCTTTGCCAAACCATGCAGTCAATCCCCCTGTTGGTTTAGCCATTACGCAGTCCTATAACCGCCACCACGTTTTTTGTATGTGCGAACAAGCCATGCGTTTGCGTAAGCTGAAGGATAGACCTTGAACTTTCGCTTTGCTTCTGCCTTGACACGTGAGTACAAGGCTTTATTCGTTGGGATTGCTTTCTTTTTAGCCATTAGCCCATCATTATTAAAAGACCTTTTTTCTTCTTATTGGTCTTTTTCTTTCCTTTTTTCATTCCTTTTTTCATAGGTTTCTTTTTTGAACGCTTTTTCATTCCTCTTGCCATATATCCTCCTATATGATTGTCGTTTAAGTACGGTGTCAGCATAATATTCCTGACTCCAGTTGTTATAATATCCAATTTTCTCTAGATGAGCTGACGCATCCTCTAGTTCTTTGAATGGCTGGATAAGTACCATAAAGAATTCGTTGTCTGGCTCCCAATCACCCTCCATGAACTCTTCTTGTTCATCTTCAGGGTAGGATGCCATTAGATAGGTGTTTAAAGGCACATAAACGTGGTTTAGAGCATGAACATAGTCATTCAGAGTATCGGGGGTTATCTCCATCTCAGAACACGCCAGAATAATCAATTTTAAGCGATTTTGAAACAAACCCCCTGCTTCTTCACAAACACGTTCCAAAAACTCATCACATTTGTCTACGATGACTATTTTGACTTGGTTTTCAAGTCGTGCCTTTTTTGCGTATGGACAGATAGGAAATTTATCCCCATGCTTTTCAACATGATCTATCGCCCATGATTTAATATCTTCTTCAACTGTTCGCATGAGGAAACATATTGAGGTTTCCAGCAACAGTGCGTCTTTCGCCTTTACCCTCAAATGGGTACACGCAGTGCTGACACCAAGACGGAAACATATACAGTTTTCCAACTTCAGGTTTTACAGTCTTTGAAAAAGGTGGTCGCAGCTCTTCTAAACCCCTTATTCCTGTCTGACCGAAGTGGAATTGTAAATATCCATCCGCTACTCCGCTTGAGTTATATAAAGCTGATGCCTTATATTCCTCGCCATCGGCTATTTGTTTGGGTATCTTTGTCCACGTGGTAAAGGATATACCCATTATCGTATCAACCCCATGATCATGCACTGGGTTGTAATCCCTCTCGTATGAGTGTACTGACCATAAGCTGTGAACTCCTGGTAGTCTTTTTAAGGGTTTGACCCCTATCATCTTTGAGAATTGTTCGAGGTACGATTGTGACATATTTGCAACAGTTTGTACGAATGGTTGTACCAACGGATCTTCTTGATCCATTTTAAGCTGTTCACCATGACTTATCTGACCCACAAGCTTATCTGCGAAGCTCTCACCGCCCTTTTTATGCTTAGAGTCGAGGTATTTGTTTAAATCCACGACCATTCTCGCAGGCAGTTGGGTTTGCAAGAAAAGCACCGCAGGTGCAGCTTGAAATCGTAATGTCAGTTCTGTAGTCATATTATGCCTTTTAGCTATAATTTATTCAGAAGGATTTGTAAATAAAACCCCCCTTATTTTGATTATCTGATTGGATGAGTTGTGACATATACATACACCGTACGTATATATTTTATGGGTATGCCTTCATCAAAACCCCCCATCATCTTAGTATTATAATACTGTCGTATAATACATTTTATGTAAAATTATATAACATCATGTGATTAGTGTTGCATTATTGCAACATTTGATATGATTTATAGTATTATAATACTTTGATAATTTGTTTTTATGGTTTTTATTTTTGTGGGTGTAAAAGTACAAATATAGCTTATCCTGGAACAAAAAGAGAACACCACATAAATATAATTAAAGTTATTTGTTAATTAATACTTTACTTTAATAAACAAATAAGATTCTATTAGTTATTAATTAATAAAGAGGTAAATAAATATGAGTGATGTTTATACAGAAGACTTTAGCAAGTTTGGTTTCAGAGAACTTGACGAAGCAAGCAAACTTTTAACAGCTATTAAGAATGGCTTGCCTTCGGATTTTGACGATGAAGGAATAAAAGTTGGTTTTAATATGA